AGCCCAATCGCCGCCTTCGAATAACTGCTCTGGCGTCAGCTCTTCATCTTGCGCCGGATCGTCTAGCACTCTGTCGGGTACGTGTTGCATGGTTATCTCCTGTCTTGATCGCACCGATGGCTAAACTCGCCCTCACCTAACAAAACGACCAAGACAGGAGATAACCATGCAACACGTACCCGACAGAGTGCTAGACGATCCGGCGCAAGATGAAGAGCTGACGCCAGAGCAGTTATTCGAAGGCGGCGATTGGGCTGCTACCGATTCATTGATGCGCTGGGCTCGTCAGCCAGAGAACGAAATGTACATGATGGATATATTTGTTGAGCGCAATGCAACGCCCCATCGTGACGCAGCCATCAAGCAGTGGGCTAAGCAGGTTAAAGCTGGCGACTGGCAATAAAAAAGCCGCCTCGTGTGGGGCGGCAATAGGGAATAACTGAAAGGGTGGAATGATTATGTCACAGAATGAAATGCAGGTACAAGAAGCGCGCGCTATGTCTGCGCCACAGCAAAGCCAATCATTGCTTCCGATGATCGATAAGCTGATTGAGCGCCCTGACTTCGATGTAGATAAGCTGTCGAAGATGCTTGATATGCAGGAGCGCATCATTAACCGGTCAGCGATGGAACAATTCAATAGTGCCATGGCCATGATGCAATGCGACCTACCGAGCATCGCCGAGCGCGGAAAGGCCCACAACAACACGAAGTACGCCACGCTCGAGGATATCAACGACGTGGTGAAGCCGATCATGCAGAAATACGGCTTTGCGGTTAGCTTCCGCGTTCATAATATCCAGGGTGGCATTGAGGTAACCGGCGTGTTGATGCACAAGGGCGGCCACCGCGAAGAAACCACAATGACGCTACCGCTCGACACCAGTGGCAGCAAGAACGCAGTACAGGCGGTAGGCTCATCGGTGAGCTACGGTAAGCGCTACGTGATGAGCGCCATGTTGAACTTGACCACGCGGGGCGAAGATGACGATGGCAATTCAGCGGCGCCGGTGAAAACGGTTAGCCTTGCCCAGGCCGCCTATATCAAATCGCTGCTTGATAAATGCTCCCCCGTTACTTGCGATTGGTTCGCCAGCGAATACGGCGATGCAGAGATGGTGCCAGCGAGCAAATACGACAAGCTATCGGCCAATCTTAAAGCCGTGATTGAAAAACAGGAGGCTGCCAATGCAGATCATCAAGGAGCTTGAGCAGGGTAGTGAGGCTTGGCACGCGGCCCGTATGGGCATCGTAACCATGAGCGAGCTTCAATGCCTGCTAGTCAACGGTAAAGGCCCTGGTGGTTTCGGGGCCGGAGCCATTAGCTACATGAATCAGCTTATTGGTGAACGCATCACCGAAGAAGCCGCCGACGCCTTCCAAGGCAATCGCCACACCGAGCGCGGCCATGAGCTAGAGCCAATGGCCCGCGAGCTTTACATAGACCGCACCGGGGCGACGCTGGAAGAGGTCGGCATTATTCTAAACCACGGTGCCGGGTATTCGCCGGACGCGATGGCTAACGCTGACGGGCTGGTTGAGATTAAGACCAAACTACCCAAGTATCAGGTCGAGGTCATCTTGTCTGGCGAGATACCCAAAGAGCATACCGCCCAATGCCAGGGTGGTCTATGGGTATCAGAGCGCGAGTGGATAGATTTTGTTAGCTACTGGCCAGGAATGCCGCTGTTCGTTAAGCGCGCCTACCGTGACGAAAAGCTAATCAAGACGATTAGTGAGCGAGTAGAAATGTTCTACGAAGAACTGGAAAAACGAATGCAGCGCGTTATGGCTGCTTAACAACGGAGAATAACAATGTCTGAATCAACTGAACTGGTAACCGTGCCGTCAAAAGAGACAGCATTAGAAGTATTCAAGGCCGAGCAAGGACTTGATCCTTACTTGCAAACTATCCGCCAGGAGCTAGATAGCTTTCTAGCCGAGCCGCCGTCACTGGATACGAAGAAAGGCCGCGACGCCTACGCATCAATGGCGTTCAAGATTGCCCGCAGTAAAACTGCCATCGACAATATCGGCAAGGAGTTGGTAGCCGACCTCAAGCAGCTACCTAAGACCATCGACGCAGAGCGCAAGCGCTGGCGTGACCAGCTGGACGAATGGCGCGATGAGGCACGCGGGCCGCTGAATGAGTGGGAGGCGGCAGAGGAGGCGCGTAAAGAGAAGCATAACAGCAATGTCATGCACCTGAGCCAGTACGGCGAAAACGCCAGCCAGCAACTGGAATCCGAAGTTCTGCGCAACATGATCGAGAGCGTAGAGGCTGCAGCTATAGATGAGTCGTGGGAGGAGTTTGAGGCTGAGGCCCACCGGGCTAAAGCGAAGTCGCTCGAAGCTCTACGAGGCGCCTTAGAAGCACGCCTTCAATACGAAGTAGAGCAGGCCGAGCTTGAGCGCCTACGACAAGAGGCAGCCCAGCGTGAGCAGAAAGAGCGCGAGGAACGCATTGCCCGCGAAGCTGAGGAACGCGCACGGCGTGAAGCTGAGCAGAAAGCCCAGGCAGAGCGTGAGGCAGCGGCACGGCGTGAGCAGGAAGCCCGAGACGAAGCTGCCCGTAAGGAACGCGAGTATCACGAAGGTATTGCTAAGGCTAAACGCGAAGCCGAGGAAGCAGCGCAACGAATTCAGGCTGAACATGACCGCAAAGAGCAGGCCCGCATCGCCGAGCAGCAACGCCAGGAGCAAGAGCGCGCCGACCAACTGCGACGCGAGCAAGAGGAAGTCGCCCGCCGTCAGGCTGATAAGGAGCATCGCAAGCGCATCAACCGCGCGGCCATGCAGGCCATGATCGAGGGAGGCGTTCCGGATGCCTTCGCAAAGAAAGCAATTACCTTAATCGCAAAAGGGGAAATCCCAGCAATTACAGTAAACTACTGATGGTGCCGCCATGAATATCACACCCAAGCTAGTGCGTGAACTGCTTGATTATAAACCAGACACAGGGCTTTTCACTTGGCGCTACAGAGGAGTCGATTGGTTTAGCTGTAACAGGTCGTGGAAAACATGGAATTCAAGGTACGCAGGTCAGCGCGCCGGAAGCGTTTCAACTGACAAAAGGACTGGCTACCAATTCCGACGAGTTGTGATTCTTGGCCAAATCTGCAAGGAGCACCACATCGCCTGGATGTGGATGACGGATGAGCCACTTCCCCCTGAGATTGACCACGTGAATCGCGACGGCACAGATAGCCGGTGGCTGAATCTGAGGGCATCGACGCACGCCAAGAACGGTCGAAACCAGTCAATGTACAGAAGAAATACTAGCGGTGTTGCTGGCGTTAATTGGCATAAAACTCACCGGAAATGGCAGGCGCGATGCATGACAAACGGCAAATCCCATCACCTCGGCTATTTCGACGAGCTGGATGAGGCAGGCCAGGCAGTAGTGGCATTCCGTGCTGAGCATGATTTTGATCCAGAGCACGGCGCTAGACTGCCTCATTATCACAAGATGGCCAGAACCTAAACCCGCCCAGGGGCCGACTGGCCCCTTCTAACGCCCAGGAGGGCATCATGCCGCAGAAACTACGTGACCTAGTTGTTAAAACCGGAACCTACACCGATGGCCAGGGCCAGGAGAAAGCCCGCTGGCAGAACGTCGGCGCGTTAATGAAGAGCGATGATGGCGGCGAGTTCGTGATCCTGCATCGCTGGTTTAACCCGGCAGGCATACCCAATCCCGATAACCGCGACAGCGTGCTGGTGTCGTGCTTTAAGCCTGAGCAGCAAGGCCAGGGACGCCAGCAGCAAGGGGCTGCGCCGCAGAATAACCAGCCACCACAGCAGAGCTACCAGCAGCAGCCACCCTACCAGGGCCAGCAGCAAGGAGGGGGTGGCGGCGATCCCATGGATGACTCTATCCCGTTCCGCCAAATGCACAATATTTGCGGCGGATAACGAAACGCAGAGCCTAGCCCCGAAAGGGGCTTTTTACTATCTGGAGATCATTATGGGAAACGCAAA